TTTGCCAAATATTCTATGATCAAAATCAAGCATATAGCTCTTTGCAATATGCTTAATGTTATTTATGACTCCTTTAACTTTTTCGTCTGTTTTTTCAGCACCTTGATGTAGCTTAATTTCACTATTATCTGGATCTAAATGCACCATGTAATTGGGCATTTTTACATAAAAATAACGTGAAGTGTTAGGATCTACTGTTTCATTGCCTGTAGCAGAGTCATACATCTTGACATCATGGCCAGATCCCTTAATAACCTTAAAGATTTTATTCGCTACTTTTTCAATACTTACTGACATACTTGTATTTATACTTTCCTATATGATTATTGGCATTGGCTCTTGATGATCATCATCGTCATCTAAACGTGCTCCTAAAGATTCTTCCATAGTAGCATCATATTTGGTTAAAAAATCTGTCATACGCACTACTAACAACAAAGCTGACACTAAATCATCATTTTCCCCTGATTTTGCTTCAAATGAATTTCCTTTTGCAACAAATACTTTAAGTTCTCTAATAAGTGGTTTTGAAAACAGTGTAATTTTATCAGTTTCAACCCATGCTTTTAATTTTGAACATGCTGTGACTTTTGATTTGTTGGTTGTGTTATAGCCTTTACGTACTACTCTACGTTGTTGTCCACCTTTTCTTGGCTCATGTAAGAAATATCCTGGAAATTTATCTTCTCCCATTTCATCAACTGTAACAATTGCGGCTTCACCAAGTGTGTTGTTTTCAATTGTCCAATATATTTCCGGGTTTGGCGTGCCACTTGCTTGTAACTGTTGATCTAATTCTTTGAGTATGCTGTGCATCACTCTAACTTGACCTTGTATAGGAGTTTTGTTGTGTTGCCATTCAGCAACTTGTTTAAAATCTGGTAAACTAAACACTTGGATGGCCGCAAAATCTCCACCTGTACCTAAACAAGGGTCCAATGATACTAGATATGTGTTACCCTTTTGCACTTTTTGATACCAACGTACTTGTCCATGCTTAACCAAAGGCTGTGTACCCTGCAATGTAATTAATTTTATGCCGTCAATCAATGTTTCATCAAATGCAATAAATTCACATTCGTGTTCTCTTCTAAATCTTTCTTCACCAATACGCTGTCTTTCTTCTTTTGCCCATACTTCGTTACGTTCTGGGTGCTGACTCCAGTGTACAAACTTTGGTCTGAAACCATTTAGTCCTACATCTGATGGATTTCCGTATTCATCTTGCAATTTGTTAGCACCTCTCCATATTTGTGCAAACAAATCATCATCGTTGTTTGGCGTAGATGTAATAATACATTTACCACCTGTTGACAATGTTGGAGATAGTGAAGTCCAAAACTCTCTAGCTTTGTTTTGTGGTTCTACGAACGCGAACTCATCCATGTATATCATTGATATGGACATACCACGTCCTGTTGTTTCTGTGGTCGTTTGTGCCATAATCCTTGAGCCGTTATCAAAGTCCATCGACCCTTTGTTGTATGATGTTACTCCACATCTGATATAATCTGGACATTCTTCATATGCGAATCTCACACGTTGCATAATATCTTGTGCACCTTGGTATTTGTGTGCCGCAATCAATATTAATACGTCAGGATGGAACATTGCGTACCACAACAGGTATCCTGCCGCACAGGTTGTCTTACCTGTCTGCCTTGCACACATGGCAATAGCAAATCTATAACCATTGTATGTTTCTAATAATTCTTCTTGGAATGGATATGGATTGAATTTCATACGTCCTTTGGTAGGATGTTGAATCCACATGTGTGATTTCATAAAATGTAAGTAACCTGTTTCCAAATCTGCACACTTTTTTAAATCCTGTAATTGATCTTCTGTGTATTTAGATTTTGAATACGCTTTTTTGACTAGATTACCTTCTAAAACTTTACTACGTGCCATACTTGTATTTATACTAATTAAATACGCACTTAATGGATATTAAAAATATCGTCAATAGGATTAAATTCTACTTGTTTTAGATGTCCAGCATAAGAAAGATAAATGTCTTTGATACGTGCTTCAACATTATTATGCCAATGATTTAAAAATTTATGTGCTTTTGGAAACTGTGGAGGAATATCATCGAACTGCCACAAGAATAATTGTAGAATGCTTTCATAATCCGGCATCCAATAGTAAACTTTTATTGTTGTTATTCTTGCATCTTTGATTATTTGATCTCTGATACGCATAAAATTATTTATGGTATACTAGGTGATATATAAAATGATAAGATAATAAGTTAGATAATGTAGTCCTTGGTCAATTGACGATAAAAACCAATATGCTTTTTCAGGAGACTTGATGTTGAACTTTTTTTGTGTTCTACTTTTTAAATGATCAATATGCCAATGTGCTATGTAATCAAATAATCCAATTGCAATTGCATATTGCCATGGAATAAAAAATAATAAAACAAACAATGTGCCAAAACCATGTTGTAGGTAATGTACCTGTGCTGATAAAGATGTGTATACTGATTTCTTTTCTTTGTAAGTTAATAAACTTTGTACCCAAAGGTCAATAATACAATGCTTAACAAGTAGCAGAAAAAATATACTGCTTACTGCTGACGACACTGTTATTATTCTTCAAGTTTAAAGTTTTGATATTCTTGAGCTAAACGTGTTTCTTTCTCTTCTAAAGACTCAGCCGTTGCAATTGGATTGTCACCTTGTCTAGCTGGAACAAATTTTAACTTACGTTGTGCTTTTTTAGATGGAGTTAATGCATCGATCTCAATCTCTTGCTCGTCTGGCTCATTAGTACCAGCAACTTCAACTTCTTCTTCTGCAACATCATGTGCTTTAGGTGTTACAACAAGAACAGTTGGCTGTATACCAGCAAGTGAAAGCAATCTTGACAATGCATCATTTTCTGTAATTTTGTCTGACATTACTTTTTCCCTTTCGCAATATAGCTTGTAACTTTTGATTCTTGTAAACCAGTTACTACTTCGACATTGCCGCCTTCTTTTTTGTGGGCTTTAGCAAGTCCTTTTAAGAAAACAGCTTTTGAGTCATCACTGTGTACAACACCAGAAGCATCTGCTTCTTCTTTTTTATCATATGGTTGACCCATAATTGGATCATATGCATCATCTGATTTTTCAGCATTTAATTTATCTTGTTCAGCTTGTAAAGGATCACCATCATGACAAACAACAACTGACTCATATGGTAACCCCATGTGATCTGATAAATGTCTTGATAATGTTTGATATGAAATTGGCATCGCAGTTGTAACTTCAATGATTGTCACTTCTGTGTTAGTAACATTTGCTGGAAAATCCAAAGGATGTTCTTGCATAATAGTTTTTTTAGGACTGCCTATTTTTACTACACTATATGGAGCCAATGCTAATTCCATTGCATCTAAGTGTGAATCTTCAAGTATACCAGCAATTTTTACTTTGAAAGTGTACTCTTTTACTGCTTCAGTTAGATATTCTTTAAATGTTTTCATCGTTAGTTTCCTATATTTTTATTTATCTTTTTTATCGTTATCTACTCTGTCTAAGATCTGTTTTAGTAATTCATTGCGATCACCTACAACATATCCTTCACCTTCAACAATATCAGCTGAATCATCTCCTGTTTTGTTCATTTGATCCACTCGTTGTTTCTTTAATTGTAGCTCAACCATGCGTAATTTTTTTTCTAATTTGGCATTTTTGGCTTCAACTGCATTTTTAAGCATTGTAGACGCAACTTCAAATAGCTTTCCTGAATGCCTCACTTCGACATTCATTCCTAAATTCATTAAATCTTGGTATGATTTCATGGCTTCTTGTGCGTATGTGTCCATGTCTTTGTCTTCAGAATCTAATCCTGTAACTTGAGGTAACGCACGATCAATTTTTTCAGCAGTTGATATTGCTCTTAGGATTGGTGTAGTATCGGTGTTCTTGCCGCTGTTTTCTTTGCTTTGCTCACTAATTTCCTTTTGAACTTCTTCGCCGCTGTCTTGATGTTCCGAATCTTTTGTTTGCCCGACATTCTCTTGCTCATCTAAACCCTCCTTGGCTTGATCTATAATATCTTCCATTGGTATTTTGTTTTCTTCTGTCATTGTTATAACCTAATTAACTACGTATATAATTATTTATCTCTTTAATTTATATATCGAATCTTCATTTAGTATTCTAAACATTATTCCTTTGCGTTTACACCATTCTCCAGCCGCTTTCCATTTTGCCCTGTTAAGTGCGATGGTGGCCCTATCTTTTGTAGTCTTTGCCGCTTCCTGTATAGTTTGTGATCTTGGTTTTACTTCAATCATTTCAGCACGTGCCTTACCATTTTTAGTTAGATACTGTATCAAAAAATCTGGAACATACACTGTGTATCTTCCTGTAAATGGATTTCTATATGGTATCTTAACTGGTTCACTTGACCAAGCAACTACATTTGGACTGATATCACAAAACTGCATGAATGCCGCTTCCCAACTTGATCGATATATTGGTACACGTTGCCCAACATACTTACGTGGGTTTTTGGGTTCAAATTGTCCTTGTTTAAAATAAGCCATCAGTAGTATTTAACACTATTTGTCTTTGTCTTTGTTTTCTAAATAGGTTATTAATATCATAATGCCAATTGACAATGGCGTTCCTACCAAGCACAGTACCCATGCCATGCCTAGTGTCATTTAATAAGCAATCATTCTTTTGATGTGATTTGGAGTTTGAGAAACTACTATTGTTGTGCCGATTTGACTTGTTGTTGGACGATAATGGTTTATCAGTGTTAATCCTAAGTTTGAAAATTCAATTGGATCAGATGTTGACTCAAACAATTCATCAAAGGATATGTTAAGTGTTTTTACAGCATCAATGCAAAGCAAAGTGTTCGCTTTTGCAATAGACTCTTCCATGCCTGTGCTTGTGAATATGCCTAGTATGTAATCATATTTTGCTGGAGAAAGTTGTGTTTGTATCCCACCATATTGATTTAATATCAAAGTTGTAACGTCTTGTGAAGATAGATTAGGTTGTGCATTTTGAATGGCGTTAAACACATTACCAAACAGGGCTACTATTTGACTTTCACCGCCTACCCTTGCTACTTGTTTTGTGCTTTGATTTGACATAATTAATAATCTCCCCCTGGATCTCCTCGGACATATAAGTTGCCACCTCTCACTGCATTACCGTTTGAATCTTTTATTATATTGCCTTTTGAATCTTTAGCATAACCTTTGCCAACTGGTTCCTTAAAATTTATACTATCTGGATTATATCTTCCATCTCCTGGTCCAATGTTTTTAAATTTGTCTCCTAGTCCACCTAAAAAACTTTGATTGTTTCCACTTTGACCACCACCAGATACCCCTCCTGCTGAAAAACTTGAAACTGCTGATCTTGTGGCGCCATAGACTTCCTGGGAAACTTTACTAATGGCATCAGTAAAAGGTGTTCCACTAATATTTTGTAAACTGCCACCAAATGCCGCTCCTGCTGAATTGATATCATGTGCGAATGCACCTACATTAATAACATTTGAACCTGATCCAGCTGTTGCTGAAGATTGTTCATCTGGTATTGATGTTGATAATTTTGTCCAATCATATTGATTGTTTGTTGTTCCAATGCTTCCTTCTGTTTCACCAATAGCAGTGATCGGTGTCTCTGGCATTGTTAAACTGTTTTGAAATATTTGATCAAAATCAATGGCAACATCTTTTGCGTTTGCCATTTCATGATTTAATGTTTCATAAATTACAGTTTCATATGCAAACTGCATACCGATTTCTATTGGTTGACTTGACTCATATGATAGAACATCATGATCCATTGATATAATCTTTGGATGAATAAATCTAATCAAATTGTATTTTGATCCATGCACAATGAACAAGTCTAAACTTTTAATTGGATATGTTGAGTTACCAACAAGACTGTTGTCTAAACCAAAATTGTGTTGTTCAATAAATGACGTTTTGTCAGATAAAGAAGTGTCTTGATACAATCCTTTATTGAATTTTTCATTCCCCTGTTTATAATCTTTACTTTGGTTTCTACCATCTTTTAAATTTAATTCATATAGATACTTAAAAAGTTTTAGTGCTGAATTGTTCATTGTATCTAAAAATCTAACACTGACTGGATCATAGTCAACACGTCTATACACATTTCTTTTTCTATTGTATTGATTCAATGTATCATATTGAAAGTTAACTTTTGGTCCATCAATTTGTCTTACGTTAAAAACTAATGAACGTCTAAGGTCATCTAATACTCCTTGACGTTGATTTCTTAAATCATTTACATTGTTGGTAATTGTACTTCTCATTCGTGGATTTTGTGCTTCTGATATAGATGAATTAAGTCTAATCTCATCATCAATAGCTGTTACGTCATCACGAAAAATCTCTTCAAAATCTGTAGGTGCTCTAAATCTAAATGTTGCAAGATATTCAAATTTCATTCTCGGCACACCAGACATTAGTGCTGTTGGTGATTGCCTTAATGTAAATTGATCTTGTGCTCTTGTGGGTGCTTGAATGTTTGGATCTGATTGATCAGATGGTGATCTTTCAAATTGTTGTATCTCATCTTGTTTGCCATCAAGAATAGATTTTGATCCTAAAGCCGCGATAGCATCGGCATTTTGATCTGCCATGATGTTCGCTAGTGCTTCATCACCACCTTCTCTTACTGCATTGATATCGGCTTCAGTGAACACCGAAGCAGTAGTGTCCATCGATGAAAATAACTTTTTCTGCTCCGGTGTTAATTTTTTTGCCGGTGTTACGTTGAAGTCCGGTTCTGGCATTATTGCCCTCCTATCCTATTAACTGATATTTGATGTTCCACCAAATGTTAATGGTATTTGTGGGAATATTTCACTGCCGCCGTTTCCAAAATGTGTTGCGTTATCGTATCTCATTGTCATGATAACTTGTACTGGTTCTGACACAGCATAGTCACCATCTGAGTAGTCAACATTTTGTAAGAAACAACCTTCTAAGTTCCACTGTTCTAATTCAGCATCGTTAGTACCATCTAAGATTTCAATCTTTGTAGTGAATTTGTACTGACCACCACTGACTGGACCAGTTTGTTCAAAGTGGTTTAACTGCTTCTGAACTTGCTGACCTGTTAATCTTGAAATACTATTATTGATGTCGTCACGTAAAGTAATCGTAACTGGCTCCCAAGTATGTTTGCCCATCAAGTATGCTACTGAGTTATAAACATGTACAGGAACTTCTTCGTGTGTTACTTTTGGTCTCGTTATGTTCATAACCTGTTGAGTTAAATCAACTGGGTTTGCACCTAAGTTACCAAATCCTGTAAAACGTACTCTAAAACGATATTTAAGTTTAGGCTGTAAAATACCGCCTCTACCTGTAGCACCGTCTATTGGTACGCCAAATTTGTTTAATGTAGCCATTGTAATCTCTCCTTACAAATTAATTTGTATTACAGTAGTATTTAGCAAAATATAGGAAAATTTGGAAAAAAGTTTGATATTAAAGGGTAAAAAAAAGGCTACTGTATCTCTACAGTAGCCCTTTTATGTGTATTTTAACTATTAACTATAGCTCATATTCTCACCAGTGTTCTTTATTCTGATCGGAATGTATATAAATTCTGCCGCTTTCGCTGGCTGTATAGCTACATCGATGTACATCTGGTTAGCATCAATACGTGTTGGTGTGTTGTTTGAATCATCACACACAACTAAGAAGTCGTATAATGCTCTTTTTGAAGCCAAGTCTGATAAGAATCTTTCGAAAGTATCTGATACTTGATCTCTTGTCATTCTGTCATTTAATTCAAATAAGAATGGTTTTGCAAGTTGATCAAATTGATATCTTAAGTAAGTAATCAATCTTGCTACGTTAACTCTATCAAGTGCTGATGCTGTTGAGTGTAATGTTTTTTGACCAAACACTACTAAACCTCTGTTAGGCATAAATGCAATTGGGTTAACTTTTTTAGTATATAGTGTATCTCTTGAACCTTCACTTAATACAACTGAATTATATTCACCTGTTAATGGATCAATATAACCAACTGATGATGCATTTGTTACTAAACCTCTTTGGAATCCTGCTGGTGCAAACCATTGGAATGCCGCATTATCGCTTGAAGCAATAGTTCTTAATGCTACGTGTGAAGCAGGAACAACAACGTTGTTACCGCTTAGATCAGTTGTTAGTGCGTGTGGATAGTAAACAGCTGAGTAAGTGTGGCTTGATACTAATCCGTCTTCACCGTTAGTTGTTGCATTTGCTGAGTTTGACATCCAGTTAGATACTTCTGAAGGAGTTTTTAATCTAAATGGAGCATCAAGTATAATAAATGCAACTTCTTTTTTCGCAGTGTTAAGTGCAATCATTTCATCATATGTTTCAGAATAACCAGGACATGCAATCAAGTTAAAGAATCTTGATTCTGCTCTGATCTCATCGTTTGACGTAAACACAGATTGTAAAGCTGTTACAACAACTTGTCTCTGTGATTTTCTACCCATGTATGGAGAACCATCTGGTTTGTTACCAGATTTGTTAATCCAAATTGGGCCAATATCTGTACCATTAACAATGTATGATGTTTTGTAACATTTAACATTGTAGCCAGATAGTCTTGTGTTAAACAATAGTGTACCTACCGCATAATCCGCCGGATCTGGTGTATCTGAACTGAATGAAGCGTATGCTTTACCCCATCCTTGATCTGCTGTTGTAGTACCTGCTGGGTTACCTGCCGCATCACCAAACACAATGCCTGAAGCTGATGATTGATCAGTGTTATCTATTAACACCCATGCACTTGTACCTGTATTATATTTGTAAATTTTTGGATATGCTTCTAACTCATTTGAGTCGATCCAAATGTCACCATTTTCTAGTGCTGTACCATCACTTTGTTTAGTTGGTTCTGATGATACCATTTGTAAGTCTCTCAAGCCACTTGCTTCACCGTTTGGACCTGTGTTAACATTACCTGCTGTGAATGTGTCTTTTGAGTTTGCATAAGCAAACCATTTCATAGTACCACCATCGTTCTCAGCGATATACATATCTGCTGTTAAGTTAGTGTCATACCATAAAGTGCCGTCAACTGGATTTGAAGTTGGTGCGTTAGCTGAAGCTTCGTAAGTTAAGTTACTCCAAATTGAAGCCATGTACCATGAGTCAGCACCTGAAGCCATGTTATCTGTAAAGCCTAAGTTTGCTGTTGTTACTCCAATTGTGTTACCTGCTGTTGCTGTATCTTCAACCCAAATGTTTTTACCATTTGTTCTCTCAAGTTTTAAGTATTCTTTTGTACCTGAACTTGCTTCAATTGATGCTTTAACTTTCAAGCCTGCCAATGTTGCGTTGTTGTTGATACCTGCAACTATTTCTGCAAGTGTTACGTGTGAACCTGCACCACCTGCCGCTGTTACAGTAACGTCTGTGTTACAGATGTTTACTTTTAATCCATCTTGTGAACCAGTTAAGTCAATACCATTGCCTGAAAGGTCAGCTGTCCCAGTAGCTGTTGTTGTAGTAGCTGAACCTCTTAGTTTGATTTCGTATTGTACCTCTGGTGTTGAGTTGTTTGCTGTTTGTTTGTATGTTGCATTGTCAATTCTGTCATTGTTCCATGCCGCATCATTGTCATCATCAAACATTGTGTAAAGTGCGTTAGCCGCCGGTGTTAAGGCAGTAACAGCATTATCATCATCAGTATACATTGGTGATGAAATTGTTGACCATTGATTAGTGCTTGTTGAATAGTATTTTACTACTATGTTAGCACCACCGCCAACTGTTGTTGTTTTGACCCAAATTGAACCTGCTGTGCCGGCACTTGGTGCTGACCCTGAACCTGGTTGCATGTAAACAACTGGTGTACCTGTTTTTGCAGTTACCCATGTATCTGCACCTACTTGGTACCATTGTCCTGAAATCTTTTCCCAAAGTTTTGCCGGAGTTGCTGAAGCAACTACACAAAATTCACCATTAGCACCAAAAGATGTTTTTGGTGATTTTTCAGTGTCATTGTTTACGTTTGATGTTGCTGATGAGCTAGGTGCATCTAAAAGTACAGTTGGAGTAATTTTACCCCAAGTTGAACCATCTGATTGATATACACCCCAATCAGTTGCTGTTGTGTCTAGCCAGTACGTACCATTTGCTGGTGTACCTGCTGGAACATTTGTTGAGCCTGTAAGTCCTGCTAAATCTACATCAGCACGAACTACGTATGCTCTATTTGAAATTCCTAAGTATGAATATGCGGCTAATAAACCGTATTCATTTCTTTCATCACCTGGTAACATTGTTGAACCAGCTGAATAAAATGTTGGTGTACCGAATGTTGATAACAGTTCTCTTTGTGAACCAATTAAATACGCTTTACCCACGTTTGCACTTGTAGTACCAATTGCTGTTGAATTTGTAGTGCTTGGATCAGCTTTGTCTTGTGCTGATGCTACTACAAATAAAGGCACTGTACCTTGTGATGCGCCGGCGTAAAACGATTCATCAGTTACTGTAACTGAAACACCCGGTGAAACTAAATCTGGCATTGTAATCTCTCCTTCAATAAAATATGACAACTACCTGTTGTCATGTTATACATTATTTATTTAAAGTTGGGTAAAAGAGGGTGGTTTAAGCACCTATATTTTCCCCTTTAAAAGGGCAGTAAATACAAGTATGACAGAGAATAGACCACTATGTACAAAATGCAAGTCAAGACCTAGTGCCTTTAATTATAAAAAAGGTGACAAGACTTACTATCGTAAAATGTGCGATAAATGTATTCGTATAAGCAAAGGCAAAGGAGTTAGCTCTGCATCTACATGGCAACAACATGGTTACAAAAAGAAGGCTATATGTGAAAAATGTGGATTTAAAGCTAAACACCATGCCCAACTAGATGTTTATCACATCGATGGTGACTTACGCAACAGTGCCATCGGTAACTTAAAAACTGTATGTGCTAACTGTCAACGCATCATGACTATGGAAGAATTTAAATGGCGTCAAGGCGATTTAATGCCGGATGTTTAAAAAGTTTGTGTTGCTTTTTTTTCTTTAGACACATTAGATAATACTTTAGCTACACTTTTTATCTTATCATGTAACTGCTCTAACGTTCCATTGTTTTCAATTATAAAATCTACTAGTACACCAGTATGATCCCATTCACTTGCATGTATACCAATATCAGCCAATTGTTGTTCAGCAAAAGCATCACCATCTTGTGCTTGTTTGGCTAATTCTGTCCAGTGTGGGTCTTCACCTCTTTTTACTCTGATTGTGAAGCCTCCCATTTGTTTTACAAAAGCAAGTTCATTTCTAAAACGGCAATCAGTAATAACTGTAGGTGTTGAACCACTTGCAATGTATCTATGCTCTAAGCTGTCTAGCCAAATTTTAGGATGGAAATGTTCTCTAAATAATTCTGTACCAACAATCTGTAATGCTAGCCTTGGAGTAAAATTTTTAATTTGTAATTTATTTGCCCAATAAGGGTCAACACATTCTCTAAAGTGTCTGCTGTGATCAGTATCACCTTCTAGTGTTTTTCTGGGCCAGTTAAATATGTTTGCTGTGACATCTTTTAATGGTGCCGCAAATGAATCTTTTTTATAATTGTGCTGTGATGATAGAATATCTGCTACAGTATTTTTACCACTGCCTATCCAGCCTACTAATCCAATAATCAATTTACCACCTCAATTTTAATTGTGTTGCAATATCTTCGCTATCAACTTGTACAGTCAATTCATCACACCCAGCATCTTCCCAATGCCAGTCTTTCTCGTATTTGTAACCGAGCATACCCATATAATTTGCAACTCTGGCTACTGCATCAACTTCTCTATAGTTGGCATTAAGAGCTCCGCCTTCAACACTAGTACCTGTTGACTGTCCTATGTACTCGTCTCTTTTGGAAATTTTATCTATGTCTAAAGTAACTTCAATCATAGTTACTATAGTATAACATTATTGTTACTTTGTCAAACGAAATTATCCAATTATTACACCAAGTGGATCACCACCATCTGTGTAATTCCTAATTTCTTCTTCTAATCTATCCATTGCCGCTTGGGCTTCTGCTTTTAGATCAGCACCATTTAGTGTAACGCCACCCTGAGCACCTGGCAATTGGCCAAATTTAGATCTTGCTTCACCCAACATCATTTTACACTGTGCGAGTGCATATTCTCTGATCCATGACTTTGCGTATGGATCATCTAACAATGTTTCGTCTGTACGTAACATGTACACTTGAAGCAATAGTGTTTCTGCATTTCTTGGTCTTCTAATGATTGTTAATTTTTTAGTTACTGTGTCCCAAGTAAAGTTAAGTTTGTTACCAAATAATCTACCAATGGTTTCTTGATATTGGCTAAACGCTTCCCAAGTAGTTAGGCCACCAATTCTACCTGCTTGTAAAAAATATAAGTTTGTGTATGCAATTTCAAATGGATCAACATCAATGCCTGACTGTTGATCTGATCCTAAAGCACGTCTAAATGTTTCACGTACTTCAATAACTTCTTTTGGTAATGTGTATTCATTTGTGTCTTTTTGCATTTGCAAAAATAATGTTGCTTCTTCATTGGCATTTGATGATCTTTGTCTAAATCTATCAAAAGCCATATCTAAGCCTTGATTATAATGTTTTGGATCAAGTTCAACATCAACCATACCATCACCAAGTAGGTTACGCATATCCTCAATAATTTTATCTCTATTTGATTTCTCTTTGGCCATTTTAATATCCTATACTTGTATTTATTTTATTATTGGAAAATACGGACTAGTACAGTGTCCTTATTCAATCGTCCGTTAAGTTTAGTTTCAGTAGTAGTTAATGCGTTAAAGGCGTTCTTAATAGCTTGTAAACCCCCCGTGTTTAGCTTTTCCAGGACTTCTTGGGGTTTACGTACTGTTTTCTGTAAACCAGTGCTTAAATCGTAATTTAACAGGGTTGTGCCTTTGAGTGTCAATCCATGATGTTTATGCGTGGCTTCATATATACCCAGTTTCCTATTTTTAGTATTGAAAACCACCAATGCAGAACATCCTGGTAAATTAATTGGTAATTCAGATACTAGTTTAAGATCTTTATCTTCTGCTTTATATTTGACTTTTGCCGCCATTTTTTCTTTTGATGGTGGCTTGTACTTGCGTGGTTTACGTTGTTTCTTTTTGTTTGCTTCCCATAAATCACAATCTTTATACACACGTTCCCACCAAGCGATATGCTGTTTCATTTCAACTTTTGAGTAAGATTCAAAACTTTCCACGTAATCTTGCTGTTCATCTGTGCGTTCACTTGGCTTGATATCTCTGTATTTTAATCCTTTTGACTGTTCATCAACATATCTATCAACTTCAACTTTGATCATTTTCATAAAAGCACCAGGTATATTGTGCATATTAAAATAATCATATGCTTTAAACTTCTTTGGATCTTCATTTCTTGCCCACACATTTTCAAAAGCATCATCAATATCACCTATGATGTACAGCAATCGTCTACGCATACGATCTTGTATAGAAGGGCGTTTTGGCTTTTGCTCTTCTACTTCAACTTCTGCTTGTTGTTCTACAGGCTGTTCTTCCACAGGTTTTTCAACTGCTTGTGGTTTACTTTCGTCACGATTTTCATCCAAACGCCTTAAGAAATCTGGTATATCCAGCAAATTATCATCTTTCACTTTTTTATCATCCATACTGCTATATATACTTCATTATACATAATTCACGAGTTTTGTCAATCTTTAGTTGAATAAATACTTACATAAAAGGATATTGATATGCCAAGACTCAGCTTATGGAAACCACAAAAAGGTAACGATTACAAAATGATAGATCGTGTGATCCGCGAACATTTTAATGTTGGTGGCACTGGTGTATTCATACACAAATACCTTGGTCCACATGCTCAAGCAAACAGTACAGACAGCACACAGCCTGATAATTCAGTGGTACGTCCTAACAACATACAAGACTTATTATTCTTAGAAAATAGAGATCGAAAGTATGATGCTGACGTCTATGACATGCGTGGGGTATATCAAGTACAAGATTCAGATTTTGATTTAACACAGTTTGGTGCATTTTTATCTAACGATACTATATACATGACTTTTCATTTAAATGAAATGATCGATACATTAGGTAGAAAGTTAATGAGTGGTGATGTATTAGAACTACCACACCAACGTGATGACACAATGTTAGATATGGCACGTGTAGAATTTACTACACAGCCAGCAAAAAAATTTAGAAAAGGTGAAACTATAACAGGTGCAACAAGTGGTACAACTGCAACTGTTGTTAATTATAATCATAGTGCAAAAGTTTTAAGAATGGTTACTGACGGAGACTTTACAGTTGGCGAAACTGTTACTGGTACATCAAGTACAGCAGTTGGAGATGTTTCAGCTTACTATCCAGAAGGACCACAAGCAATTAACAGATATTATGTTATTGAAGATGCCGCAAGAGGCAGTGAAGGATATTCGCCAACTTGGTATCCACATATTTGGAGAGTTAAATGTACTCCATTGGTAGACTCACCAGAGTTTTCAGATATACTTGGTACTGGTGAACAAAAAGATGATTTACGAAATTTAATTTCAACATATCAATCAGAAATTGATATAGGTGATGCTATTGTTAATCAAGCACAAACAGAAGTTCCGAAGCCAGGATATGAAACCGCACACCTATATGTAAACAAAGCTGACCAATTTATTCCAGGTAGCTTGTATGCACAATGGCAAACAAATATTGCGTCATTTAAACTGTACGAGTCAACAGATAAAAATTGGCAGACTTTTGATTACCTTGTAAGTTCAACGGCACCAACTGCCAATTATAAAAACGGTGACTATTGGTTAGACACAGCAAACACCAATTGGGGATTATATGTTGGTAATGGCACTGTGTGGAACAGCCAAGCTGTATCAGTAGTTGACTCAGCAAACATTGACGGTGGTACTAAAACACCAATATCATCATACGTACCCTCAACTGATTATGCTGTAGTAGTTTCAGATAGAAACGTTGGTGCAACGTATTTCAAAAAAGTTGCAAATGGTTCGTGGGTAAAAATTGCAACTGATTCAACCACAGTAGGTTTACTCGGAGTTGATGTTGCCATTGGTACAAATGCTCCTTCTACAAACGCAAATGGTAAGATATGGTGGAGAACGGAAACAACTAATGGATTAAAAATTTCATTTAAAAAATATTCATCAACTACAGACAGTTGGATAGCTGAAGACATTGCTTTACACTCAAGTCAAGATTCAGCTAACAATGACTTTGGATTTAGTAATAAAGTTGGTGTACACGCCGGATCGGCAACACCACCAAATGGTATTGCAATAGCACACACAGGATCAAGTTTCCCAAGTTCATTGAATGATGGGGATTACATATTACGTACAGATTATGAACCAAACAGATTATTTAAGAAAGTTGGTAACAGATTTATTAGAATATCAGATGACCACAGAGGATCGTATTCAGCGGCAAATAGAATATTAAATACATTTGTGGAAAACACTAATACAAATACGCAAACAGCAGATGGTAAAGAACAACAAGGTTTAAGTAAAGCAGTTAAACCAAGGACGGATGTATAATGGCTCAATTTTGGTATGATCAA